AGACTTTTCTGCTTCTTCATAACCACTTAACTGAGCAAGATAGCCGAAGGGATCATCATCTCTAAGTGTACCTTCCTTAAACTTTTTAAATGCAAAGTTAGAAGCAGTCTTTATATCAACAACCTCACCATCAATTTTGCAATCAATGTGTCCTTTAATATTATCTACAACAACTTCTTTCTGTTCGTCTGTTACTACATGTCCAGAAAGTTTTACCAAGAAAATTAAAATTTCTTCAAGCAAATGACCATACAAAAACCTAATAGAAAGAAAAGGATTTGATTGATCTTTCTTTTTCTTTTCTTCTTTAAGATCAAAGTACAGTTGTCTTAATGGTCTACCTACATTAGACATTCTGATATATTGCTTTGAGTTTTCTTGCGGTGTAGCCCAATGAGTAATACACTCTTTTAAATTATTAGTTAGCTCTTCTAATAATTCTTCTGGGATATCTACTATTTGTTGATTAGATAAAGGCTCTAATACTTTATAAATATCTTCAACTACTGTGTTTACTTTTTTCATGTCTATGTTTTATAAACCTTAATTTACGTGTGAGAGAATTATAATGAAGATACACTACACCCATAGCTTTTTGTAAAGGAGTTCTTGAAGAAAGTCTACCATCTTTATAAGACTTAACATCTATTTTTTTAATGTTTCCATCTTCATCTATAGCAATTAAATCTATAGGCCCTGTGCATCCACAGTTCTTAAAGACTTGATAACCATTATCCCACAACCATGTTATAGCATAATGCTCTGCTAGATCTCCAGTTCTATTAGGATCTGTTTTAGTGTGTATCACTCCAGTTATCTCCTATTTTATATTCTCCATCTAAAGGACAACGTAAATCAAAATAGATACCTGCATCTACAATAGCCTGGACACCTCTTTGACCTACCTCTTCTGCATCTTTTTCTAAACATTCTACCTGCCATTCATCATGTACATTAGCTACACATTGAGCATCTAAATGTTTAATAGAATCCACAAATAAAACTAAAGCCTTCTTCATAATTACTGCTCCTGCACTTTGCAGTAGTGTGTTTAAAGCAGCATGTTCTGATCTTATAGTAACTTTGCGACCATCTAATCCTTTTAAGAAACCTCTTTTCGCCGCTCGTTCAACTCTATCTTTGAGATTTGCAAGTGCTGGTAAATTAGTAAGGAAAGATTCTCTAAGTCTTTTACCATCTTTTCTGTTTCCTCCAACCACTGAGCCAAGTTTTTCATTTCCTGCTCCGTATAAGTATGCATATATGAATGTCTTCGCCTTATCTCTTGATTCAAGTCCCGCAAGTTTTTGATTAGCGGTGTGAATGTCTCCGTTGAGTATTTCATTTGTATAACTCCTATCATTCATGTAATGTGCAAGCATTCTTAATTCTAAACCACTAGCATCTATGCCTATTAATTTATACCCTTCAGGAACTATCCAACAAGATCTACAGTTCTTTCCATACGGACTGTAAGTAGCGGGTATCTGTGCCATGTTGGGTTTAAAATGCGTCATACGGCCTGTAACAGCACCGTTATGAACTGCATATCCATGAACTCTATTGCCTTTTAAATTTTTAAACCAGGAATCTACTAAAGCAACACGTTTGTTTAACAATAAAAACTGACTAATTAATTTAGCTTGAGGTATATCTTCTATTGCATTAAGCGTTGACTCATCTACAATAGGTTGCCCTGTTGGAGTAAACTTCTTTGGCTTCCAACCAAAATCTTGTAAGTACTCTCCAATTTGTTTTCTTGAATTTAAATTAAAGTCTTGTATTTTGTATCTATCAAATACAAGAACTTGAGTAGGATGTTTTTTAGAATAGCATCCATACTCTTCTTCTGTCAACCCTTGCTTAGATAATGTACCATCTTTTTTAAATTTAGGAACTACTGTTTTTAACTTAACTTTTTTAGGTAAGAAAACTTTATGTACTTCTTTAACAATCTCTTGATTAGTTTGTTTTAATGTAGCCAAAAGTTTATGCGCTTTTTCTACATCCAACATAAAACCATGATGCTCTTGATCTTTTAATATTTTAGCAACTTGATGCTCAAGCTTTATTGACTCTTGATCAAAGTCCGTCAACTCAGTTAACAGTGCTTGGAAAACTAACGTATTTAATTCAACATCATTAATACAATACTCTAACATTTCTGGTGTGTATTCTTTAAAGTCTTCTTCTTTCATAAGACCTTTATGATAATTTAATTTAAACCCCCATGCTTTTAACGCATGTCCATCTCTTTCAGGATTTGCTAATCTAGAAAGAACTAACGTATCTATTATCTTTTTGTTTTTAAAAGATATGTCAGTGAGTTTTTCTAACACAGGTATGTCAAACCCTAAAATATTATGACCTATAAGTATTTTAGATTTTGCCAACAACTCAATCCCTTCTTCTATATTAGAAGGAGAAAAAGAATATACTTGTTTTGTGTCTATATCCTTAGCCACAATACACCAGATAACTGATGCATTGAGGCCGTCTGTTTCTATATCAAAAACTAAATTCATTTTATTGCTTCTCTTCTATACCTGTACACTGTAGATCCTGCTATTCCTAATAGTTCTGAAATGTCTTTTACTAACCAACCTTTTCTTGTAAGATTAATTATCTGTATTTTTTGATCATCATTTAAGACTTTTTTTTCTACTTGTCTTAAAATAGAACCATCTTTTTCTACAATAAAATAAGCCTGTCTATCTTCTTTGTAATCTTGTTGTATTTTTATAGCTTTGTAAAACATTTTTGCTCCGTTAAAAAGGTATGTCATCTATAAGTGTATCTGTAAACTCAGTCTCTACTAATCTTCCTGATATAGAATCATACAAAAGATTACCTGCTAAACCTACTTCGCCTGTATGCCTAGACTTTAAGATTCTAATCCTGGTTGTATTGGCTTCAGTTTTGTCTTCAGCTTGTTGGTTTCTTTCTAAAGCTATCACACAATCTGATAGTTGTGCAATAGCACCACTACCACGGAGATGACTAATATTTACTTCTGCACCATTCTCATGTCCTGTATTACCTTCTATCTTACGCAAGTGAGATACAAGTATAAGTCCTGCACCTGTTTCTTCTACAAGACTACGAAGCTGTGTCATTATATTATCTATTAATCTTCTTTCATCACCACCTTCTAAAGCTGATACAAGCATATGCAGGTGGTCAAGTACTATCCATTTGCATTCACAACCTACAATTAAATAGCGTATCTTTGCAAAGATTTCTTCTACAGTATTGATTCCAAAGTGTGAATGAATAAAGAGTTTGTCATTGGATAATACTCTTTGATAAAGATTATCTAGTTCTTCTTCTGTATACTTAGCTCTGACTTCTTCTAAATGGATCTTTTCATTACAATCAATTGCAAGAATACCATCTACTGTACGCCTCCAATCTTCTTCTAGTGCAATAATGCCTATATTGTCTTCACTGTTATTAAGAATCCAATGCTCTAACTCTCTTGTTACACTGGTCTTACCAAGACCTGTACCACCACATACAGTTACTAGCTCACCCTTGCGAATGCCCTGTAGCTTTTCATTAAGTAGCCCCCAAGGATAAGGTATGCTTTCTTTTTCTGTACGGTCTTTCCAAGCACTAAACTTTTCTGATACTCTAATAATACCCGCAGGTGTAATAGTCCTTGCTTGCCAAAAACAATCAACAAACTTTTTATGTTGTGCTTTTTTAAGCATGTCATTAGCATCTTTAAACTCTGCTGGTAATGTCATTATCTTTGCTTTGTTAGGCGGGAATAACCCTGCAACTGTTTTGGCTGCATCTCTTCCTGCTTTGTCTGAATCAAAACAAACAATTATATTTTCAAACGAACTAAGAAACTCAAGATTCTTTTTAACATCTGCTGCTGCTGACTGTGCACCATTCTTAATAGATACAACAGGCCATCTGCTACCAGTAAGTTCGTAAGCTGCCATAGCATCACACTCACCTTCTGTAATCGTAATGTACTTAGCACCAGGATTACAAAGAGTCTGTCCAAACAACTCAGCTTCTTGAATCTTACCTTGGCTAGTAAAACCTTTTGTTTTTACTTTACGAATCTTATGTGCAACTAATTCATTGTTAGCATAATAAGGATAATAATGTTTATCTATTTCTCCATCAGAATTATATGTTACTCTAACATTATAATGTCTTGCTGTATCTTCAGAGATACCTCTATCTCTTAGATCTCCAAAGACACCTGTGTAAGAATCTTGTGATATAACAGGGCTTGACATAGTAATATTCTCTCTCCGATATACTTCATTTAAATGTACAGGTTTCTGTACAACACTATCAGGTTCTTCATAGTTTGGAAAGAATGTTCCACAACTAAAACATTTTGCTGATCCATTATCATTTACGCTCACAGCATCACTACTGTCACATGCAGGACATGCAACATGAAACTTAACAAAAGCCATTGCTTTCTCCGAATTATATTAAAGAAGTGAGGGACACCCCCCGCAGTGGAGGGTGACCCGAATGGAAGGCTAGATCTCTTTAGAAGTATCCTCAAGTACTTCTACATCAGGAAGTTCTGGCTCATCTGTATCAATATCAATCAATGCATCTTTGTTAAGATTTGATGATACAGTACTATTAAAAGATACACTAGCTGCTGCCATAATTGCATATTCTTTTTGCAAACTAGCAATTTTTTCTTTCATAACAGTTTGTCTTTTATCAAGATCAACTAACATTTGAAACGCAAACTGCGCTTCAGGAGATAGCAAAGAAACATCATAGGTTCCACTTTCTGCTACATATTTCCAATCAGTAATATCTGACTCACTCATTTTAAAACTCCGTTTCTTCTTCTTCGTAGCCAAGCTCTGAACCATCAGCTGCATCACCACCGCCACCATAAGGAACTAAGTCTAGTACCTGGACTGCTTGAAGATCTAGACCTTTAAAGTTTCCATAGTGATTAGATGTTTCCCATTCACGATATTGCACTTTAACTTCAGAGCCATTACCTACAAGCACATCTAATTGCTGATTGTTTGCATCAATAAGTTTAGGAACTTTATTAAGCTTCCCATTCTTTTGTGCTACTTTACGTTTGATTACAAGAGCAGGGCCTTCTTGCATCTGTTTAATGCCATACCCTTTGCTTGCAAAGCTTTGTGCAATATCTTCATCAACAAGTAAGTTGATAGAAAACACTGGTTCAAACTTTGTATTAGGGGTTGTGATAGAAGCCCAATAAGCTTTACCTTGTATTACAGCCATGTTTTTATTACTCCTTTGCGTTAAAAACCTGTATAGTTTATAGAGACTGATTAACTATGTCAACACTTTTATGTGCGAACATCCTACAACACCAGCCTAGTTGTAGGTAACCATAGTTTAACGATACCTCCCTATGTTCATTAGCTTCTTAGTGGCACACTTACCACACAATGTTTTAGTCCATACAAATACTAGCTCTAATGGATGTTTAAGTTTCTTACACTGTCTACATCTAATCATATCTTTATCATCTTCTTTATCTTTGATAGTCTTCAACCTTTACTCTTGTCATGTTAAGCTTGTACTCTGCATCTCTAATCACTACATTCTTTTGATGCATAAGAGTCCAAGCAAAGCTTTCATCTTCTAGACCTGCTTCTATTAACATCTCTTCAAGCATTCTGTGTTTAGCATCTGCGCTAAGACTATCTAGAATTTCATATACACTTTCTGCTAGACGCTCATCATGAGCTTCCTTGTACTCGTTACTCATATCGTTACTACCTCTAGTTCTGTTTCAATCCAAACCTTTGCACCGCAAGGTAAAGGATTGTCTGGTGAATAAATTACTTTTACTAAAGCCTTGCCATCAGCATCAACTATTGCTGCATGATTAACTTTACGATTCTGCTTGTAATCTTTTACTGTTATTACAGGCCAGGAACCACCTTTATCATTTGCTTTTATACTATGCTGATTAACATGTATTCTAGTTTTCATTTTCATTCTCCACACTCAACCGCAGTGCTGTTTGTTTGGCATCTTTAAGATCGTCAATTATAGCAAACGGATCGTATGCGCTAGGCTTATTTACTTTTTTTTCATTCTCTAACTTATTAATAACCCACTCTAATCTTTGTACAAAGGTAGACACAACAAGGCGCACTACATCATGTGGGTTAGTCTCAGCAGTGTTCTTTATATATTCATATAAAGTTTTTAACTCATCTAAAGCTACTTGATGATTATTCATCTTTATGCCTCCAGTATTGCTTTGTCTTTATCATACTGTTCTGTCTGTTTTAAGATTGCTTCAGCATCAACAGCTTCTTGTAAAAGATGAATTAATATTTTCTTTAACTCATCAGGATCAATAACTGCTACGTAGCTCCCAGATGCTTCATGATAAGCAATTGCATAGTTTAAAATAATTGATAGGTCTTCTTCAAAAGTTGTCATTACCATTCACCTCCTTGTAGCTTAAACTCGACATTGGTATATAGTCGCGCTCTTTCATCTATAAACTCTTGAGCTTTACGCATAGCTTCTACTACCCCATGATGATCAATAGAATAAGAAACCTCCATACCCCATTCACGATCTGGTATATGTTTATTTCTATTCATTACCATAATCCACTGCTGTTTATTTTTCTCATTCATCTTTATCTCCTGTATTTTTTAAATCATCTAAGGTATGTGCTATTTCTAACATGTCTGTCATAGATACATCACAGTAATCACAATCAATAAGTCTAATACTAAATCCTAACTCATCAAATACTTCAGAAGGATTTTCAAACAAACTGACTCCACCATCACCATCAAAATATAAAGCCGCAGCTGAATAAACATCAGTGTGTATAACAAAGTGTGCTAAAAATCCATGTTTACGTTTGTTATATTCTTCTTCAGTAATAACAAATCTTTCGTATACTTTATTCATTAGTATCTTTCTCCATTTTTTTAATCTTTTGATTAACAACATCTTCTATGTATTGTTCAAACCACTCAGACTCTGTAACTATATCTATTTCATGTGCAACAATCTCACGAACGATTTGTAATAATCTTTCAGCAACAGTATTTTCCATGCGTAGCATATCCTCAAAAATTAATTAGATTAAAGTAAGCAGTTTATACACATGCTTAGGTGCCGGAGATAACTTTATGCAGCTAGTCTGAATACGTTATTAGTTGTAATAACTTTTCTAACTCTTCCTAGTGCTTCAGTCTGTAGAGAGGTAACAGTCGCAGGACTGCTAGATGATGGTGCCTGGCACTTGGTACTCCAATCTGTCAGGACATTGTATAACGACCATAGATTGCCACCAAGAGAAGGCTTGTACTCTGTCTTCCATAGAGTCCACAAAGTAGCTAATGGGCTGTGCTTACGCTCATCACCATTCTTATTCTTTGTAGCATCACGTAGAACTTCATACATATTAGTTGTGCTATTGTTAATCATATCAATGTGACCAACAGCATACTGGTTACGAGATAACAAAGCAATTACTTCAAAGGCTTGTTCATCTTTGACAGGTGTATTGATCCACTCATTCCACTTTTCTGACTCTTTCATAAAAGCTTCAAGACAGTTCATTACCTGAACAGCACCTTTCTCATAGTTGATATTCTTTGTATGTCTCTGCTTAGATACTGCAAAGGCAGTACCAAACACACACTTATTAAGACATGCCCAACGCTCTGCACCACCTTCAAAGATAGTAGGCCAGCTACCATCAAAGCTGTTACGACACAGTATGTCTAAGGATACTGGGCCTGTGTTGCCTACTTCAATAGTATGTGCTGGAAAGCTGTAACGAGCATAAGCTCTAGCACCGTCATGTGATACGGATACTTCCCTCTTCATGTCTGTAAGATCTAGCTTAGAACTAATGATTCTTTTCTCAATAGCCTGGAACTGCTCTGCATGGCTGTAAGGATTGTTATACTTTTCTCCTACAACAGATAGCTGTTCACCTGTATTAGCATTAATCAAAAGCTTTCTACCTTCGACTCTTTTAGAAACTGGCACACCATGATTAGGAATCGTGTAGCGCATATCTAACATATCAGTCTTGAATGTTACATCTTCACCCATTTGACCCAGATTCTCAATGACTTGGGTACGCTTGTTATGCTCGTTGTCTATAGAATATAGCATTTTATTATTTCCTTTTATAAAATAACTTATTTGGATTGAGGAGTTCCCTCGCAGGACGGGAACGACGAGAGAGAATTACTACTTAACCTCATGTGTAAATTTAGATAACTGATCTGCATTATGCAAACTATTTATTAATGAGTCTGCTGCAAGATCCCATTCTTTCTTGTATTGTTTATTAACTATTCTTTGTTTTAGTACGCAATGTCCACCAAGTCCCAACAACTCAGAAACAGCTCTCCAGCCCTGGTCGTTGTGCACTTTATTAGCTTTAACCCTTGAACGTAAATAAGTAATCTTATCTTCATAGGTTAAATGTTTCTTTGAACTTTGCATTATTACCTCCTTTATTACTTTAATAGAAAAGCATCTTATGCACATAGCAGTTAATAGCAATTTAACGTGCATAAAATGCTTTAAACTTTATAGATTATAACAACTAAATATCTATTTAGCAAATGATATTCTTTTTATTGCACACTTGCAACAAGTAAGAACAGTATCAAATACAACACTGGCTGACTTAGGAACCTCACGGTTGCAATCATTACAGATAATAGTTGTACATTTGTAAAGGCTTGTGTTATCCTTCTTAGCTCTTGCATTAACTTTTTCCATGAGGACTTGCATCGTCAAGATGTGCTAACAAGGTTACCTTTCCACTAAGATCTTCTTCAATACCATAAACCTTTAAAGGATAAGTATAATTATAATCACCCTTAAACGATACAATAATATCATTGGCTAAAGTATCTTCCTTCTTGTGCGATGCTAAATAGTTTATCAAAGCACGATAGCTATAATAATTACTCAATGTATTACCTCTTGTTGTTGTTGTCTAACAGCATCTAACTCTAACTTAACTTTTTCTGCCTTTTCAAGTATTTCAATATGATTTTCAATACTTTTTTGTAACTGAAAGTTACGATCAATAATAGTGTTCATACATTTTTCTTTAAGCAACATAAATGTCATAACTAATTTGTCATCGTCTTTATGTTCTTTAATGTTACTGTCACACAATTCTTTTAAAGATTCTAAAGACTGTAGCAAAAGTCTATCTGCTTCAGTACCACACTCAGCTTGATCGCTTCGAGCCATTAAGATATTAAATTTTACTAATAGTTCTTTCATCTGCGTATCTCCTACAACACTGAACTAGTTTACCTACAAAAAAGGATGATGGGTAGTTTAACGTCATACCCAGGACGGAGGGGATTACTTAGCTGTGAAAGCGGCTAACTTGCTAGATAGGCTAGTTAACAACGACTGTTGATCTACCTTTTGCTGTTCAGCAGGGGATAGTCTAGCTTTCTTCTGAAAAGCCTCTTCAGTCGTAGGTAACTCAACGCTATCACGCTGTGCTTGCACCTTAACAGCATCGACTAGCTCTTCAGGCAGCGTCGAGATATTAGGGTTATTCATTAGCTGCCAGCAGTCAGACTTACTAGCTTTAATGACTGTCAAGACTTTCTTGAGACAATCCATCGTGGCATTATCTGCTTGCAAGTTAGCAGCTTGCATATCCTCTTTGCTAATAGCTTTAAAGGTCAAGCTAGAACAAAACCTAAGACCAATGGCCGTAAGTAAAGCTTCTGAAGGCTCATTAGCTTGGTTAGTAGGATTGCTGCTAGAGATATTTTCATTTGTTGTCATGTTGTTTCCTTTACATTAGACAAGTTTAAAGATACAGTAGGTTTTTTTCCTTCTGCGTAGCAGAGGAGGGAAAAAATTTACCGTTTAGTCGTTAGAATGATATTGTTTGTGGAATTAATGACAACAAATGATATAATCTGCTAGGCCATTGAGTTTCTTAGGTTTTCTAGTTTGTTTATTGCAAGCATGATAATGCTAGAAAGTCTTGACAGACGCTGTGTACTAGTAAGAGCTAGTCTTGGTCATAGACTAAAGAGGCTTTTCTAGACTATCTAGTGTCTATACCTATCTACTAGCTAGGGCTAGGCAGGATGCCATACCCCCCACCAGTATATAGATAGGAATTATAAACATTTTGAAAGACTTTAGGATGTGTACCAGCTAGGCGGGACTATAAAGTTTTATAGTATGCTGGATTACTATATGCAACCCTGGCTAGGGATTGCTCCAGTATAGAGTTCAAAATAGCATTTGTCAAGATATTTTTTAAATATTACTTGACAAAACTAAATAAGGTTCCTATACTTAGCAACATGAACTATTTATCTCAGAAAAATAGAAAAAAAGAACTTACTGAAAAACAACAAACTTTTCTTGACAAAGTAGTTGAAGTAGGGGGTGATCTAAAATTAGCTGCTGAGTTAGCAGGATATAAGGGAAATCACTATCAAGTTATAAATAGCGTTAAAAATGAACTAGTGGATTTAGCCCAAGACCTATTGGCTCACCATGCTCCTAGAGCAGCCATAAAGATGGTAGAAGTATTGGATTCTGATCGTCCTATACCTCAAGCTAATATTAGATTGCAAGCAGCACAACAGATCCTAGATCGTGTAGGTGTTACTAAAACTGAAAAGATGACTGTAGATCATAATGTTCAAGGAGGTTTATTTATACTGCCTACTAAAGATGCAGTAGTAATAGATATGGAAGACGTATAATGAGTGAAATACCTGAAGGATATATCCGTAGAATTACATCTACTATTCCTTTTGGGTATAAACTTTCTGATATTAAAGGCTGGTTACAGCCTATTGAAGATCAATTAAACTCATTAACTTTAATATCTAATATGATAGTTAAAGAAGAACTTAGCCTTCGCATGGGGGCAGAGTGGCTAGAATATAAAACGGGAAGACGAATAACCGCTAGAGGTTTACAAAAACATATAGATAATAAATATGGCAGAAGAGCAGAAAGATTGGGAGCTTAATCCTGATAATTATTCAAAAAATAAAGATGGTTCTTTTGTTTTAAAGGTAGATGGAACACCTAAAAAGAAAGCAGGAAGACGTAAAGGTACTACATCTCAATATAATTATCACAGTGAGCAAAAAGCTAAGATACAGGCTAGAAGAGCTGTAGCTAAAGATAAAAAAGAAATAAAGAATCTTAAACAAAAAATAGATAGCAAGAAGCATAGATTAAAAACTAAAGAAGAAGTTTTTAAAAAGCTAGATAATCTTAGTGATAATAAGGTTATCGAAGAGGAAACTCTAGAAGAATTACCAAAGTCTGTTCGTGAGCACTTAAATGTCACTGAACAAGATATAGTATTTAAGGCAAATGAAGGGCCTCAAACAGACTTCTTAGCTGCTGGAGAACTAGATGTTCTTTATGGTGGAGCAGCAGGAGGTGGTAAATCTTATGCTATGTTAGTAGATCCTTTAAGGTATGCTCACAAAGCAGCACATAGAGCGTTAATACTTAGACGTTCTATGCCAGAATTAAGAGAACTTATTGATAAGTCTAGAGAATTATATCCTAAAGCATTTGCTGGATGTAAATTTAGAGAAGTTGAAAAGCTGTGGAACTTTCCAAGCGGAGCCAAGATAGAGTTTGGTTTCTTAGAAAGAGATGCAGATGTTTACAGATATCAGGGACAAGCTTACTCTTGGATTGGTTTTGATGAGATTACCCACCTGCCTACTGAATTTGGGTGGAATTATTTAGCATCTCGTCTGCGTACTACTGATCCAGAGATTGTCCCTTACTTACGTTGTACAGCTAACCCTGGTGGTGTTGGCTCTACTTGGGTAAAGAAGCGATATATAGATCCTTGTATACCTAATGAAAGTTTTGTAGGAAAAGATGGTTTAAGTAGAAAGTTTATTCCTGCAAGATTAGATGATAATCCTTATCTATCAGTTGATGGTAGATATGAGCAAATGCTTAAAGCATTGCCTGAAGTACAACGTAGACAATTACTTGAGGGTAATTGGGATATAACAGAGGGAGCAGCATTTACAGAATTTGATACAGAAGTGCATGTTATTCCTCCTTTTGAAATTCCTATAAGTTGGGAAAGGGTAAAAGGTATTGACTATGGCTATGCGTCTGAAAGTGCTTGCATTTGGGGTTGTGTTGATCCTACTGATGGCACCCTTATAATTTATAGAGAGTTATATCGTAAAGGTCTTACAGGCGAAGACTTAGCTCAAGTTATTACTAATATGGAATTAGAAGATCCTTTTTCTGTTCAAGGTGTATTAGACACAGCAGCATGGAATAGAACAGGAACTACAGGCCCTACAGTTGGAGAAACATTACAACGAGCAGGGCATAAACTGCGAAGAGCAGATAAAAACAGGATTCAGGGTAAGATTCAAATACATGAATACTTACGAGTGCAACCAAGTGGCAGACCCAAAATACAAATATTTAGTAGCTGTCCTAACTTGATAAGAGAACTACAAAGTATACCGTTGGACAAGTCTAATCCTGAAGATGTCGATACACATGCACCTGATCACGCTTATGATGCGTTAAGGTATTTAATTATGTCAAGACCCAAGGTCAATGATATATTTAATCAGTTTAGACACATGAGGATGGAACAGGCTTATACGCCAGTTGATTCAGAATTTGGATATTAAAGGAGAACATAAATGTCAAATCCAGTTGTAAAAATTAGAGATACAGGACGTAACTCTTCACGTACAGGAGATGTACGCGACCTTGCAGATAACGTAATTACTTCAGCTACATCAACTACTACAGGTACGATTGCTGTAACTGCTAATGCTACTTATGACGTTAGTTTTACTCAACCTGCTGATACTTCAATTAAAAATCTTATTATGATTGCTAATGGTAACTTGGTTACTGCTGGCGCATCAGGCGACGATATTGATTTTGATTTAGGAACAGCAGCAGGTGGGGGACAAATTATTAATGAAAAAGCTATTGCGGATGATGGCGGTAGTGCTGTTACTATTACTGCTAACACCCCTTTGTACATTATTGCTAATGGTGTTCCAGCCGCAGCTAATGCTTTTTCTACAATGAGTGGTGGCCCAGCTACTTCAGAAGCTATGACGCTTTCAGCATCATTATATAGTTCTGCTGCACGTACACTACATATACGACTAAAGCCTCTTGCAAATGATTTGGCTACAGCAGCAACTACAGCTACGTTTATTATTGAGTTTCAACATCTTGGTGTAACTCCAGACTAGTAAATTATGGCTGAAAATACATTAACATCAAATGAACTTTACTTTGAAGAAGTAGAAAACGAACAAGGTATAAACCTTACTCTTGAAGAAAACTTGCAAAATAATATTGTAGGTTTAATTCAAGATAGATTTCTTTCTGCTAAAAATGCTAGAGATTTAGATGAGTCACGTTGGCTTACTGCTTATCATAATTATCGTGGATTATATGGTAAGAATGTAAGGTTTCGTGAATCTGAAAAGTCTAGAGTATTTGTTAAAGTAACAAAGACTAAAGTGCTTGCAGCATTTGGTCAGCTTGTTGATGTTGTGTTTGGTGCTAATAAATTTCCTATTGGTATTACAGAAACTAAAGTTCCAGAGGGGGTATCTAAGTATGCACATTTAGATACACAAAACCCTGTTCCTGGTTTAGAAACGACCTCTCCTGATGACACTATCGAAGAAGGTACACCAGAAAATCCTTATGATGTTGGGTTTGAAGGAGATGGTCGTGTTTTAAAACCTGGAGCTACTATAGGTAATGGTAAGTTTGAAAATGTTCCTTTAGAGGTACAAGCTGAAAAACAAGGTATTTTAAAAGAAGGAACACTACCAAGTCCTGAAGTAATAGAAGTTAGCCCTGCTCAAAAAGCAGCAAGGCGTATGGAAAAGTTAATACACGATCAAATTGAAGAATCTAATGGAGCTAGTGAAATTAGAAACTCTTTATTTGAAGCAGCTTTATTTGGAACAGGTGTGGTTAAGGGGCCTTTTAATTTTAATAAAACTCTTAATAGATGGACTGAATCAGAAGATAAAACTAGAGAGTACTCGCCTATTTATGTGCGTGTGCCTCGTATAGAATTTGTAAGTATTTGGGATTTCTTTCCAGATCCTAATGCTACAAATATGGCTGAAGCTGAGTATTGTTTTCATAGACATAGAATGAATCGCACTCAGCTTCGTGATCTTAGAAATGTTCCTTACTTTGACAAAGACGCTATACGCGAATGTTTGCAAATGGGGCCTAACTATATAGAAGAAGACTACGAACAAGAACTTAAAGATGATAGCCGTAGTGATGACTATGGTTCTAGTCAGTTTGAAGTTTTAGAATATTGGGGCATTATGGATGCCGAATATTGCCGTCAAGTAGGTATGGAACTTGATGAAGGAGTTGATGATTTAGATGAAGTCCAAATTAATGCATGGATTTGCAATGGTAAGATGCTTAGGGCAGTGGTTAATCCATTTACCCCATTTAGAGTCCCTTACCACGCTTTTACCTATGAGCGTAATCCCTATAGCTTTTTTGGAATTGGCGTAGCCGAAAACATGGACGATTCGCAAAAGATTATGAACGGTCATGCTCGCATGGCTATTGATAATCTTGCATTGTCAGGATCACTAGTATTTGATGTAGATGAGACTGCCCTTGTAGGTGGTCAAAGTATGGAAATATATCCTGGCAAAGTGTTTCGTCGCCAAGCAGGTGTTCCAGGAACAGCCATTAATGGTTTAAAGTTTCCTAATACCTCCCAAGAAAATATGATGATGTTTGATAAGTTTAGGCAGTTAGCAGATGAACAAACAGGTATTCCTAGTTATTCTCACGGACAAACAGGTGTTCAAAGCATGACTAGGACTGCCTCTGGCATGTCCATGTTATTAGGTGCAGCATCACTTAATATTAAAACAGTTATTAAAAATCTAGATGACTTTCTTTTAAAGCCTCTTGGAGAAGCTTATTTCCAATGGAATATGCAATTCTTAGAAAGTGAATTAAATGTTGAAGGTGATTTAGAAGTTAAAGCAACAGGAACAAATAGCTTAATGCAAAAAGAAGTACGAAGCCAAAGGCTTACTACTTTCTTGCAAACAGCTTCTAATCCTGCTGTAGCTCCTTTTATTAAAATTAACAAGCTTATTAGTGAACTTGCTTTTAGTTTGGATCTTGATCCAGATGAACTTCTGAATGATCCAGAAGAAGCAGCATTAATGGCTCAGATCATAGGAATGCAAAATGCTGGACAAGCAACTGGCGCGGAAGCTGGCCCCACTGGTCAAGAACAGGCAGGAATGGGAGCCGCTGGAGGAGTACCTGAACAACCTCAAGAACTTGGAGCTACAGGTACTGGTGGGGGCAACATCGGAGTTGGAAATGTACCGCAGCCAGGGGAAGATGAATTTGCTGGGTAGATTATTAGAGTTACCACAAGTAGTAAACGAAGTTTTAGAAAGGAAAGAAGATAATGGCTGAAGTAATGAATCTAGATCCAAGCACAGGTAATCCTGTAGAAAGTAAACGTATTGCTGATGCAAATAAAAGAGCAGAAGAAGCGTACATGAAAAAAATGGAATCTTTGTTGGGTCAAGATTTGTATCGTATGGAAGTTTTTACTGCTGAAGAAGAAGAAGAAATGGAAGCTATAAGAGCTTTAAAAGAAGCAGAACGAAAGGGACGAGAAGCTTATGATAGAATGGCTAAACCTGAAGATCGTATTCCTAAAGCAGAAGGTGGTAAGTTTCCTGATCTTACAGGCGATGGAGAAGTAACACAAGCAGATATACTTAAAGGCCGTAAAGTTTTTGCAGAAGGCTCTATGATGATGCCAACAGAAGGAATGCCAGTAGATACCTACGATAACATCCCTCCAGATGAGATGGATGAGGCACTAGCTTCACAACTTCCAGATAATGAAATGGAAGATAGTTATATAGATTATATTTTAGATGAATCACTTGATGATTCAGAACAAGAATATTTAGCAGATGCATTACAAAAAGATCCAAGACTAGAAGGTATTTTGGATAAAGTAATGGTAACTGCTTCAGAGTTTTCAGGTGCTGGAGAAGTCGAAGGCCCTGGAACTGGTGTATCAGACTCTATACCTGCTCGTTTGAGCGATGGTGAGTTTGTATTTACCAGAAAAGCAACCGACCAACTAGGTGCAGATAATCTCCAAGTAATGATGGATGATGCTGAACGTGCTTATGATGGCGGTTATCAAATGAAGGCTGAAGGTGGAATGATGGAAGATAAAGACCCTATGAGTCAAACTCAAGAAGAAATTGAGAAACTTATGATGGGTGCCAACAAAATGCCTAGTCTTCAATAATTTTACGGCTACCTTGGTAAGACAAGCCCCATTTACTCGACGGAGTTAATAATGGCTACCTTGCAAGACACAAGCCCCGTAGAGGAGATTGAGAAATGTCAGAAGCACAATATGAAGAGGAAGAAGTAAGTAATCCATATAATGCACGTAAGTCTTGGCATACGCCAGACAAACCCAAAATGGGAGATGCAGATGGTTTATTTTATCCAGAGCAACAACAGGCTACCCAAGAAGAAATGGCCCCTGATGAAGAAGAAGCTCAACCTCGTAAACGAACTAACTATAAAAAAAGATATGATGATCTAAAAAAACATTATGATTATAAACTGAATGAGTTTAGGCAAAAAGAAGATGAACTTCGTGCTATGGCTCAAGCAGCACAACCTGCATATCAGCCTCCTAAATCTGAAGAAGAGTTAGAGACTTTTAAGCAAGAGTATCCTGATTTGTACAATACGGTTGAAACTGTTGCACATATGCAAAGTCAACGTCAAGTAGCAGATCTTGAAGCACAACTACAGTCTATGCGGCAACGTGAGTCTGAAGTATTGCGTAGAGAAGCTGAAACTACGTTGAAAGAAAGGCATCCAGACTTTGAAGATATCAGAGGAAATGATGATTTTCATGCATGGGCAAAAGAACAACCAGAACAAATACAGGATTGGATTTATAATAATCCAGATAATGTATCTTTAGCATCAAAAGCTATTGACCTTTATAAGTTAGAAACTGGCGTAGCTCAAACAAAATCACAGCCCAGACAACGTAGGCAACCACAAGGTAGTGCAGCTGATATGGTATCAACTAAAACTACTTCTGTAGACGCTAAACAGCCTAAAATCTGGACTGAACGGGAAATAGCTGCTATGTCCCTGGATCAGTTTGATAGATATGAAGATGATATCAAACAAGCTATGATGGAGGGCAGAGTAGTAAAATAAATGTTTTACTAGGAGTATATTAACATGGCTTTTAACCAATCAGATCAATTTTTTGAACCA